CTATCCAGATGGATATGGAAACATAGTGTCTGATCCAAACAGAAAAGGAATACATCGTGTAGGGGGAGATGCTGCTGTTAATATTGTAGGTCAGAATTCCTATAGTATTGAAGGAGGTCAGTACTCTGATCTATACAGGTGTATGACTAATGTGCTAAAGAATTCAGGTGTGGACTGTAGCGGAATCAAAGTTAGATCTGGTGTTACACCTGATGGTGCATTAGGGTACATATCTATGACATTGCCAGAGTATACTATCGAGGTAGCTAATGGAGATGAGAGCCAGTTCCAAATAAATGGCAGAACATCCTTCAATGGACAATGGCCTACTGTTCTACAGATAGGTGCTATTAGACTTCTTTGTGAGAATTCTCTAGCTTTTGTTGATAACTTCAGTATGTACAAGGCAAAGCATACTCCTAGTTTTGATATCACTCACGCTCAAAGAAAGTTACAGAAAGCACTAGAGGATTATCGTGCAGAAGGTGAACGATGGAAGCGTTGGACTAAGAATGATATCTCTGACAGGGAAGCGTTCAATGTCTTTGCTCTTGCTGCTAAGTGTAAGGTTCCTCTGACTACCAGTATGTCTGTATCTGTACAGGATATGATCAACGATAAAGAGAATTACTCTGAAGTCTCTAGGAATCAGAATCTAATGTACTTATGGGGACAGTACAGGCAAGAGGTTAAGACATTGGGTAAGACGCATTGGGCTGCTTACAATGCCCTGACTCACTGGAGTACTCACATGCCTATTCAAAGGAAGACTGCTAAGAACAACATAATCTCTGCTAGGGTTAACAGAGAAGAGTCTGTTCGTACAGCAGCTAAGGAGTTACTAGCCGCATAACATATTATCCTAAGCATGATATTAAACTGCTTATTTAATTAATCAAAGGAAAATATATGAACACTATTACAGTAGATCATGGGAACATCCATCAAATAAAAAAGATTGAAATTAAAAAGAACAGTTCCTCAGAAGGTCATACGAAATATATTACTCTCAAGTTTTACGAGACTACAAGCCAAGAAATTCAAGTTGAGCATGAGTTATGTTTGTTTCATGATAAAAGTATTGAGCCAGATATAAACCTTTTACTAGGAGATTCTTAATGAAAAGAACTAGAATACATATTAATCAGCATAACATAAAGTATAATGGTAGGGCTACAGGTGACATGAAGCCTGTGATAACTGCAAAAGATTATACTCAAAACAGAAAAGGTAATCAGGTTGAAATACTTGATAGCAATGGAGAGGTTGTTGCTAGAGTTGTCTACTCTCCTGATAAGCCTTTAGACTGTGGAGCTAAGTGCTGGATAGAAACTTTTAATGATGTCGTAGTAACATAGGAGAATTGAATGGACTCGTATGAAATAAAAGCAGTCGCTGACTATGGTGTGAAGGGTAGAGATGATGAGGTGCTTGCTTTAATTAGGATACCCTTTCAGATACACCAGACAGACTTAGAAGAGGAGCAGTATATTCGTAATATTACAAAGCTTTATAACGATGTGAAGTCTTTGTATGTAGATCATACTGATGGGGCTGTTACTGCTTCACTAACTTTCTTGCATGAGGACGTGAATATATGAAACAAATAACTCTTGACGCGAAGGATGCCTCACCGTCTGAAGAAGGGCCAATAGATGAGATGGTGCTTGATTTCCTTATTGACAAGGGTATAATCCCTTCTAGTTTTAGATGGAAACTTGTGATTGAATATGAGGAGAATGTTAAATGAGTGCAGTAGATACAATGGCTGATTGGGGTTCAGAGTTTGAGGAAAGGTATGCATTGCTATGGTCGCATGGCATTCAAGCAACCGCACCTGAAGGAAGCTACAAAGATAGATTCTTTCATTACGTAAAACAGCAGTGCCAAGAAACAGATTGCTGGAGGTTAGATAGTTTTGGTCAGTTGCATAGTGACTTTTGTTCTGAACTTGCAGGAGGTTAAGCATGATGGCTAAATTCTATACGATGACTGAGAACCAGTATAATTCTTTCTCATCCTCTAAGTATATTAAAATGATGTACGAAGATAAGATGGCTATTGAATCTGTTCAGCGTCAAAACAATGGCGACTACAAGGTAACACCATCAGAAGGAATTGATTTAAATTTCTATTCAGACATTTACATTCCCTTCATGATGTGGTATAATGCAGAGCAATTGAAGCTGAAATTTTAATTTAAACAGGAGACTACGTATATGGATAGACCCGCCTCGATAGTTACAGGTCAGTGTTACTTTGCACACTTGAAAGTACCTAACCCTAACTACAACCAAACTGATTACTTCTATGAGTTAAACCTAGCGGTATCAGATGATGTGTTTGCGTCCTTCAAAGACATAGGGATAAGTAATTTCTTTTTGTTTGAAGCAGGGACAAAGAACTTCACACCAGATCCAGTAATTAAATTTGCTACTTGGGCTAAGAATAAAGGAGGAGATAACCGCCCACCACCTAAAGTAGTTGATTTAGATAAGAACCCTATCGATGTTCTGATAGGCAATGGATCTACCGTAAACGTACAGTGGTCTGAGTACAGCTACGGTAAACAAACCAAGATAGTACGGCCTCTACTCCAAGCAGTACAGATCGTTGATCTAGTGGAGAGAGAGGAATCGTCTTCGTCAACTATACCACAAGAGGAGGTAGCATTTTAAGATGGCAGAAGCAGAAGAAGCGCAAGCACCATCAGCGGTGTATCGTAATGAAGATGTGGACTATGATGTATCCAAGCTCAACCCAGAAGCTCAACAAGCTTTCATGATGTTGGCTCAGTTACAACAGAATGCTCTTCGTCAAGCAGAGATTGAGATGGGACATTTACGTGCTGCTCAATCGCAATACAATTCAATAATCAAGGCGAACTTAGATGAGGAGGCTAAGATACCTGAACCAGAAAGCAACTAAATGTAGGAGGTAAACGGATGGCTTTTGTAAAGCTTCATCTTCCATGCCCAAGTTGCCCTAGTAGTGATGCCCTTTGCGTTGATGACAGCGGAAGGGCTTACTGCTTTTCTTGCGGCACATTTTTTAGTGAACAGGAGTACAGTAAGATGGATAACGATTCTAAAACGGCAGAGCCTATGAGTCTTATCGATAACAATCAAACCAATGAACCAATTAATTTTGAACAAGAAGGAGAATTTACAAGCTTAGATGACAGAGGAATCAGCAAGGCAACAGCTACCAAGTACGGTGTAAGAGCTGTACGTGGTATCGATGGAAAGATAAACAAACATTTCTATCCTTACTTTGCTGACCAAGAATTAGTTGGATACAAATCCAGACTGACCAACTCTAAATCCTTTTATTCAAAAGGTAGTATCAGAGAAGCAGGTTTATTTGGAGAACAGCTATTCAAAAGCGGAGGCAAGTACATTACCTTAGTAGAGGGAGAGTGTGATGCAATGGCTGCTTATGAGATGTTGGGATCTAAATGGCCAGTTGTTTCTATTCGCAGTGGCGCACAGTCAGCAGAACGAGATGTCAAAACTTCACTAGAGTTCTTAGAATCATTTGATAATGTGATAATCTGTTTTGATGCTGATAAAGCTGGACGCGAAGCAGCCAAGAGAGTAGCTAGAGTACTTAAACCAAGTAAGGCTAAGATCATGTCTTTACCTGAAGGGTTCAAGGATGCTAATGATGTACTACTCAAACACCAACAAGCAGGTTTCGTTAAGTACTGGTGGGATGCAAAGACCTACACCCCTAGCGGAGTAGTCAATGCCTCAGAGAACTTATCTAAATTCTTAAAGCGAGAGAAGAAAGAATCTATTCCCTATCCTTGGGAAGGATTGAACAGGAAGCTAGAAGGATTAAGACAAGGCGAACTTGTTTTACTTACAGGCGGTACTGGTTTAGGTAAGTCTTCAGTGACTAGGGAACTAGAACACTGGATCATAAATAAAACCAAAGACAATGTAGGTATCATAGCTCTAGAAGAATCAGAAGAACGAACAATGGATGGGATCGTATCTATTGAAGCTGATGCTAAGTTACATATTGATCGTATCAGGAATCAATACTCTGAAGAGGAGTTGACTGGTTACTTCAAGAAAGTATTTAAAGAAGGTAATAAAGATAGGGTGTGGATACATGCTCACTTTGGAGCTAACGATATAGATGCTATCTTCAGTAAGCTACGATACATGATTGTAGGATGTAACTGTAGATGGGTTGTTCTAGATCACTTGCATATGATGGTGTCTTCTACTGTAGAGGGTGATGAGAGAAGAGCTATTGATTCTATCATGACTCGACTCAGATCCCTCGTAGAAGAGACAGGAGTGGGCCTTATACTTGTTTCTCACCTAAGACGTATAGACGGTAACAGGGGGCATGAAAATGGCGTAGAGACAAGCGTGAGCCACATCAGAGGCAGTCAGTCTATCGCTCAGATATCTGATGCTATCCTGTCGTTAGAGAGGAACCAACAGTCAGATGATCCTATAGAAGCAAGCACTACCAGAGTAAGGATACTTAAATCTAGATACACTGGTGATGTTGGGATAGCTACTTATCTTTTGTACGATAACGAGACAGGTAGATTATCTGAGTTAGCAGGTGATGAGCTTTCTAATTCTGCTGAAGAGGACATAGACATTAACCTCGGATTTGAATAAATGAAACTACTATTTGACATA